CCCTAAAAACCCTAAACGCCTCCGGCGGGTACACCCCTAATTAAAACCCTAAACATTATAGTTCAATTTTTTTATTCATTATCACTAACTATAACTACTTCTTCGTCAATTTCATTGTCCTCATTTCTCCATTGAATTGGTTCTCCAATTCGTACTCCGATATTAAAAAATCTTCTTTCCAAGGCTTCGATAAGTTCTCTTTCTCCGGCGAATAAATCACTGATTGCGTATTGACTGGTGACCAGGATACGCTTTGGTCTGATTTCGCGAGACTTTCCTTTGGACTCGGCGATGAAGGCGTAGTGGTCGGCCCAGATTTTGAGAAATCCTCCGATCCACTGAACATGGGATCTGTCGACATCATCGATAAGCACGGTTTCCTGTTCTCGATAGCCATCCCACCATTTATTAAGGGGTTTCGGGTAGAGGTTTGGAAACTTCTCCCTGCATCCACGACTCTTTCCGCTACCAGAGGCCCCGATAAGCCAAATACCGGTTGTACAGGGCAAGGACTCAACTCTGGCCATATTGTCAGCAGCAATTCGACTGAGGTTCCCGTAGTGCGGAACCAAGATTCGAGAATCGATCTCCGCAAGATTTCCTGTGCTGGCCAATCGATAAGCCTCATTCCATCTAGAACGTTCCAATTCTCCTTTCGCAGCAGGGCTAAGTGGTGGGTCTCCACGTTCGACGAAGTCTCCGTCCTTCTTACAGTAATCGATACATTGAGCGGTTGTTCCACGTGCTCGCTCGATATGACATCCAGGCAGTATCCCTCGGACAGTACGGTTAGTTTTCCCATGGGCAAAGTATACATACCCCTGTAAATGCGGAGTATTTGTTGTAGGAGCAACTTCCTTCCCATAGACGATGAACCGGCAGGAAAGCGAATTGAGCAAAGTAAATGCGGCATTGTCGTAGTTGTTCCAAGTGAAAACCCACGCTCTTGATCTTTCCATGAAAAAGAAGGGAAATCACCTTCTTTATATATTACAAAGGCGAGCTCTCACCTTTGAGAATCTCAATTTCTCATTTTTGAGAATTGAGATGATATGTGCATAGCACACTAGGTCAAGGTAATAATAGATTCTTGACCTTGGTGTGCATAAGTCTCGCGACATATTGAACTTCATAAAAATTATTATTTTAAATGGCAAGAAGACGACGAACCGTTAAATGGCACCCCCCAATGAATTTAAAGAGATTAGGAGTAGGAGTAGCTGCTGGTGGGGCAGCTGTTTCACGATATTTCAACTCTGGAAAATCCGCAAAAGTACACTATCCAGGAATAAAAAGCAAGATTGTCAACAAATCAAGATACGGCAATAGTTACACTAAAACTAAAAGAAAAAACAAACCTTCCGCTTTGAAAGCGGGAGGACATGCTGAAACAGAAAAGCACAATAGGCTTGTGTACAAAAAAACAAAACAATCAAAACTTATGCGAATGCTTCTAAACGAATCAGTATGGATACATCGAACGACAAACAATTTCTTCGTAAATACTTCCGTTGGAACACAAATGGTTGGAACCGTTACAAGATTATATGATAGAGCAGATATCAATTCATGTTATACAAGCGCTGACGCGTTCTATAACAGAACAGCTGGCGCTGTTGTGTCATCCTCTTTTAGCCAGCCACCTGGCTACCAATCCCAAAAATTACTCCTTAAAACCGGATACGCAGAAACCCGATTTTCTAACGCGGGAGGAGCAGACGCTGAACTCGAATTATTCTGGTGTTTATCAAAAGTTACTAAAGTAACTTTCACTGCACCTGATGCTGATTGGGAAACTGGAATTAATTATCAAGAGCTTAATAATGGAGCACAATCAAATTCAAATTTATTCGCACGTCCAACTACTACAAAACTCTTCAATATAAATTGGAAAATCGTTAAAAACTATAAAGTTAAAATTGGATCTGGAGCTGAACATACTGATAAGTTCGCTTTCAAACCAAACAGAGCCATCGATATGGTTTATTCTACTGAATACGAAACTATTCGAGGTGTAACCATGGCTTTAATGGTTATCGCTAAAGGAGCTGTTGTTTGTACCGGTGGTACTCACGGTGTTATCGGTACTATATCAACGGCTTCCGTAAAAGTACCTATAGTAACCTTCACTCAATACACAAGTGGCTTGGGTATTCAATTTCCAAGAGCTGTTAATTATACTACTGGGACGTTTGGTACTGGTGCTGATACTACTTATAGAGTGGTTGAAGATGGTGATGATGCTCATGCAATCACAGATTTAACAGAACAAGCTTAATAAATATTATGTTTAAAACTTCAAAAACCTCCAAAGATTTTTTTATTTAAAAACCCTAAACGCCTCCGGCGGTCGGAACCCTAGTCAACCCTAGTCAACCCCTAAAAACCCTAAACGCCTCCGGCGGGTACACCCCTAATTAAAACCCTAAACA